TGTATGTTTCCGCTAGATACATAGTTCTGCGGATGTTGTTGTCTTAGTCTAGCCATTATGCACCTGTCCTTACTGTTACAGCAAAGCCAATTATCTTCAATAACCCTTTGCCTCTTGTAGTAAAGCGAAACTGAACACCTCTATATCTGTGTTCGAATTTACGCTCGTACTGTCTTGATAGCGGAACATCGGGGAATTTGTCGTCCGCACCGTCCTCTTCTATTAAAAATTGCATAGCAGACAAGTACCTTCCTCTTTCATCAAAGGCTTCTACCTGTAATTCTCCTCGACCTGTTGCCTGTAATATAAACGAATAACTTTCTTTCACATCGTTAATAGCACCCTGCCACAATATAGGTGTGGTCACTACCATCTCTGGGCTAAAATCTGTTACGTCTTCAATTCTTGCTCTCTCCCAAACACCACCGGGAGTTCCTAAAAGAGTTACCCCTCCTAATTGAACACCATTCATGGCATTTAGAAATGTTCCTGTTGACCATTTACTTTCTCCACCCGACATAGGGTTAAGAGTTAGTGTAAGTCTAGTACACAATAGCTCAGAAATAGGAAAGAATACATGGTATTGACCTTCGTCTTGGTCAAAGAAAGCACTCATTTCTTCTGGATTAGCTACCTGTTTGACTAAAGCCCTGTATGTTAAGTCGATTTTATTCGACATAGGTATAGAAAAGATAGTGATACCGTTAGTATCTGAACGTCTAAGAGAGTGAACGCCATCCCTTGAGCAGAACATTAAGTCTGAACCTGCATTAGAAATAGTGTTATGGCTAATACAACCAACTTTAATGTTGGCTTTATCATCAATCGACCATTGTGTGTAGTCTGGGTGTAGTGTGTAGACAAGCGTCTGGTCATTAGTGAAAACAGCTAACCTGTTATTCTCGAAAGCACCCAAGCCTTTTATCTCATCGGCAGTACCAATAATATTTGATATGTCTATGTCTGCGGCTTTTAGTACAGATGTAGAAGACACATCCTCGTCTGCGGGAAATATATTAAATTCATCAACACGAGTAATATCAATCGTGGTTCTTTTGTCTGGAGCACCTGCTACAGCTAGTCGTCTCTGAATTGCTACACCAAACGCAGCTTTTGGTTGCGACCTTGGCTCTATAGGAAAGAACCGTTGCCCATCATACCTGTAGGGTATCTGGTCTCTACTAAAAAATATAACTTGGTTGTTAAACATACAGGAAGCCACAGTGTTTATTCGAGGGTACACCTCTTCTACTATGTGGTCTTCGTCTGACTTTAGAGTTAATCCTCCTCCGTCTACCTGACACCAAACAATTCTATCACGCCCATAAAAGGTCGTGTGCTTTATTCGTCTGTCTCCTGAAGTCCTTTGCTTCGCACCCGCATCACGCACAATAGAGCCTCGCCAATCGGCAAAGCCATTGGATATTTCTATCATGTGTTGTTTCTGACCAGTGTCTAGTGCGGCTTTGTCCCTTGAAGCATCAATTCCTTGAAAATCTTCGTAAGGATAAACTTTTACCTTAACGCCAGATGGTGCGTATGCTGTTGACATTGTCTACCTCGAAGTATCGTAAGCACGGTTAGCCTTCTTGTTTCCTTCTCCTCTGTCAATCGGAGACATCTCAATCTTTGCGTTACCCATTTTACGATTATATAAAATCCTGTTCATAGTTCTGAAGTACATTGGTCCGTAAGCTTCAACTTTATTACTCTGCTGTTGTACCGAATAGTTATACAGTAATCCCGAAACCATTATACTGTCTGGGATTGCTCTACTTTCAGTGGGGTGTGTATAGTAATCAATCTCTATGTTGTCCCAATATGGATGAGAACGTAAGTCTTCAATAATCATATTGGCAAACTCTACGAACATCATAATGACTTCCCCGTCTACTGTGCCGGGGTGCATGTCTCCATAACGCCTTAGTGCTTGTTGTGATAGTGTTTGGAGAGCCGAGAACGGGTCTCCAAGATGGGGGTTAGTCCCAGAATATCTATTCCTGCTGTCTACGTTTTGGTCTAGGTATTCAATAGTTTTTTTAGTGGCTTCGTCTATCTTGCGTTTGTTAATTCCATCTCTAAGGTCAACAGGACCGGGTCGGTTCTGAGAGTTGGCATCTTGATTGGTCGGTTCGCCCGTAGGCTTCGCCATATCTTCGTATTCTTTTAAAGCCTTAGTTGTGACAGAACTGTAATTAGACATGATTACTCTCCACTATCATCCGCTTTGATAATTCTTCCCATAACAAAATGATGATGTAATTCAAATTTTGGTGCAATGTTAGATTGTACACGCCAAGTAATGTACTCTTTATCACTGTCCCAAATACCCTTTATCTTTTCTCCTGATACATTGATGTCCCAAACAGAAACTTCTGGTTTCGCAGAGACATACCAAGACCAATTTGGTCCTGATTTTATTGACTTATGAGCCTCTGTTACCTTGCTCTTTGCTTGGTTAACAGAAGTTTTTGAAGAGATAGCATCTCGCTTTTTAGACCTGTCTTCCATTTCAATCCTCTCTTGTTAAAATTAAGGGGTCAAAGACAAATAGTCCCGACCCCTTAATAGTACCTCATTTAAGAAACTTGTCGTCCTATGCTAGGGCTGACCAGTTCTTGATACGATGGTGTACTTTCTGCTGTGTCATCTCAAGACCACACTCAGACATGTACATATGCTTAACACCGTCAAAGTCATTAGTCTGGATATCTCGAATAAGCTGAGTATCACGACCTGCCATGTAACGATAGTTAAGGTGGTTCATGTCAAGAATAATCATTTCTTGAGCCATAGCACTAATTTGACGGAACATAGGGTGCATGTAAACCAACAAATCTCCTGCGAAAGTAGTGTAACGAGTGAACGCTACGCCATACGCATTGTCGATTTGAGTAGGTTGCCATCTACCTTTTCCAACTTCCATCATATTACTAATAGCACGAGGACCACAGAAAGCGACTTTCTCGTTTGAACCATAGGCGAAGATATCTTCTACTAGGAAACGGTCAAATTCTTTCTCAGTCATCTTGTTACTAGACGCAGTTGCAGAAGCACAGTCGGTAATGTTTGTTATCATAGACAACAGACCACCAGTGTGTCGGGTTGGACTTGCAGTCGAACCGTTTGCTTCGTTACGAGTTCCAAAGAAGAATGCTCGCTCAATATCGCCCATGTGTAATTTAAGGGCTTTAGTTAAGCTTTCTTGCTCTTTGTCGCCTGTACGCAACTTAGTGTTTTGCAGAGTACCAGAGACTTGGATAGCAGTTTTGAAAATCTGCGTATAGTTGAAGTCTGTGGTTGGGTCGAAGCTGATAGCAGTTGGTGCTGTCCCTGCTTCTTGGTCTGCATAACCTGCAATGATTAACTCTTGGTTGTCTGCCACAGCTGCGGCAGTCGTTCCAGATGCACCACGAACAACCGTTACAGGTGTCGAGGTACTGTCTGTAGCAACAGTCATCATTTCGCTAGTTAGCGGGTTGTACAACATAGTACCTGCGATAAGGAAATTATCATCTCCTGCATCGAAAGCAACACCAGTTGCACTGTTATTTAAAGCACCGTTAACCGTGATTGTACGGTCTGGTAGCTCATCCCTAAAGTGATTGTACTTAGGGTCATCTGTACCTTCAGATGAAGTCATAGCGAGAAGCGCCTGTAAAGGTGCAGTCCCGTTTGGTTCAAGAAGCGTGAAAAGCTCCCTGTAGTTCGTAGGACGGAAGTCAGTTGTGAATTGACCTGTCCCACGCAGTCCTTGTATTGCAGCCATAATAGCCTCCTATATTGGTTTTTGCGTTTAACATTTCATTTCGACTTCTCGACCTTCTAATTTACATTCAGTATTTAGTCGGTTGAATTGTCACATGATACAACTTTTAGCCGTAGCGAATGTATCAATATCTTTAGAATAAGGGACAACAACGCATTATGTCGTCCCTTAATTATAAGTTAACCCATGTTTCTTTTCTTCATAACATCGCTAGTTACGCTGTCAATGAAGCTTTGGTCGGGTGTAGCTGTATTCGAAGCAACTCCTGAAGCACTTGGAGTACCTGAGATACTGCCTGTGAATGCTTGTCTTCGTACTGCTATTTCCTTCAATCTCTCCATTTCTGGACTATTCATATTGTTTTTGAAGTCAGTAGCAACTTGCATGGTTAGCTGTGGGTCAATAAAGTCTTCGACTGTATAACCTCTGCCATATGCAAATTCAAAGAAACTCTCTTGTAGGTCGTCTGCCAAACCAAGAGTTGATTGAGCGGTGTCTAGATTGTTAGCGGCTAATTGTCGCATGGCAGTACCTTGCGTATTTTGTGCCTCCGCTACCATTCCTTGAGCGTTCTCCGCTAATCCCGCAGACGATTGTTGCATCTGCGCCAACATCTGTTTGATTTGAGCGTTCTCTGACTGAAGGTTCTGCATCAAACCCGCCGCCTGTTTATACTGTGGCGGTAGACTTACTGCATTATCTTCTTCCCACTGAGCCATTTCATCATTGATTTGTTTGACATTTATTCCGGGACTATCAGGGGTCGGGTCAACTTGCCCTCCCATAGTTGGGTTCTTCATGTAAGCCATAGATGCGGCTTGCAAGAACTGGACGATATCGTCTGCCTTTACGTCCTGACCTGTCTCTGCCTTTACGTTGCTTTTGATTTGACCAACGAAATCCAGAATTGGCTTGTTAGGTGCTACTTCTGTTTGGTGTTGGTAATTTAGGTTTCGATACCTGTCATAAGTATCTTTGATTTGTTGATTAGAAAGAGTTCGTTCATCGCCCTCTCCAAACATTACCTTAATAAAAGCTTCGTCCTTTTGTTTGTCTGCCTCTGTATTAGGGCTAACAGCCTCCATTGACTGTTCCATTGGGGAAGGCTTTTCTTCTGGTACTGCTCCATCGCCACCTGCTGTATTTGC